CTTGGGGACACACAAGGAATCGTAAGCAACGCGTCGTATCACCGGCAAAGGCAGGAATAACATGAAAATATTTTTCGACACTGAATTTATCGAAGATGGGCGAACAATAGAACTCCTTTCGATCGGATAATGAAAATAAAAATCGAATTTACGACACCTCGCGGCGCACACGTCACCCTCGCAGTCAACGCCGATCTTGATCGGCACGACGTCGTGGTTGTTGCCGGCGACAACGCCCACCAGATCACGACTCGGCATGTCGGGCTAGGGAAATCAAACGGAATAGATTGCCTGCTGACCGGTGGTGCGCTTCCTGGAATTGGCCTCGATGAAAAATCCAAAGCAGCGGTCGCCGACTATCTCAACCAGTTCCACGCACGCTGCGCTTGAGCATGAAGGCCGGGAAATCGAAGTCGATGAAGCTCCCCACTATGTCTAGTGAGAAGTTCGGAGCGTATGTCCGACGCAACCGAGAGGCCAAGAAGATAGGTTTGCGCGAGATGGCCAAGAAGATCGGTGTCAGTCCGACCTATCTTTCCAAGGTGGAGCGGGACGAGTTCCCGCCGCCGGCCGAGGACAAGGTCCGCAAGATCGCCGAGATTTTCCAGATCGATGTGGACGAGCTTCTGGCATTGGCGGGCAAGGTTTCGACCGATCTATCCGAAATTATCCGGGAAAACCCCCGCGAACTGGCGGCGCTGCTGCGGACGGCCAAGGGGATGACAAAGGATGATGTGGCCCGCTTGGCCCAAGAGGCGGAAAAATCGAAGGACAAGTGACGGCCGACCCGGCCAACCGATGCAGATGAGGATGAAACATTGATGACTAGGAAAGTTCCCTTCCAGTGGCGAATTAGCGCGACTGTTTGATAAGCACGCTAAAATCATGAAATTTTAATCAAATTGGTGGTTGACAAAGTGTACAGTCTTAAGCGATATATCAAATAACGTCATTTATTGCGCCCGCGGGGGGGAAGCCCTGCTGGGCGTTTTTTGTTGGGAGATCCCCATGCTCGATGCGGCACTCGCAGAGTGGGAATTTTCCATACCTGTCGACTATATCGACGGAGACCGCACCTACGACGCGATTATCACAAATCTTTACGACGCGGACGGCAACGAGACTTGGCGTCCAGATTGCGCGTACGTCGCTGTCGGTGTGTTTCTTTCTGGTCCGTACGTCGGACGCCCTGTTGTGATTGACGATATCACCGAGGCGGAGCTTAAACCGTACGTCCACTAATAGCCGACCGCATCTCTTTCCGCAAAGCGCATGACACACCGAAATATGATCGGCGCTCAATGCGAACGGGAACGGTCGGCAAACTGGAATTGTTCGAGGTCACGCATGAAACCTGCGCAACAGCCGTCCGCCGTGCGCCAGCCGGGTGCCGTTGTGCGCCCCGGCGAAGGCCGCAGCGCCGCATCAGGTTCATCGGTTGACGCCGAAATCAATTCGCGTTTGCAAGCCATTCGTGGCATGTCGTCCGATCAAGTCAAGGCCCTGCAGCAGAAGATTGGCGTCAACCCGGATGGCAAATTCGGCGAAGGCAGCCGAGGCGCATTGCGCGCCTACATCCTCAAGCAACGCGTGGAAAGCAAAGAGCGCGAGGCGAAAGCCACTGCGAACGTCGCGAAGCTGCGGGCCGAGGCAGAACTTGCGAAGGCCCGTGCTGCCGCCGAACGCAAGAAAGCCGAACAGGCCAAAGTCCGGCAGGCTCAAGAAAAGAGATTAGCCGAACAGGCCAAAGTCCGGCAGGCTCAAGAAAAGAGATTAGCCGAAGAGGCGGAAGCGCAGCGCGCCGGATTGATTCGGCTTGCATCCATTGCCGCCGGCGGGGCTATCGCTGTGGGCACCGACATCGGAATCACGAAATTTATCGGCAAGTCGGTTGACGCGCGCAACGCCGCGCTCGCTGGCGAAGCCAAGAAGCTCCAGGGGCTCATCCCCAAACTGAACAAGCCGAGCACCACGGCCGGTCAACGAACTGCATCCAAGGCGCTTGCCATCGTCAAAGCGAACAAGCATCTGCTGCGTGGCCGAGGCCCTGGCGGGTTCGTGGTCGCGGGCGTGCTGGCGGGCAAGGCTGCTGTCGAATACGGCCTGGCGTCACAGTACGAAGACGGCAAGATCGAAAAGACGATCCTCAATGCGGCCGCCACGGGCGCCACCACGACGGCCATCATCGTGACGGGCATGGAGACATTCCGCCGATCGCAGCCGCAGAAATTCATCAAGCCGGAAATCCGCTCCGCATTTGCTCAGGCCGAGGCGCTCGCCAAGGGAACGAACCCCGCCGTCGCACAGACGGCATTGAAAGCTGGTAAGACAGCCCCTGGACGCGGCGCGACGGGGCCGACTGTCGCCGAACTCCGCCAGCAGGCAAAGGCGCGCGGCATCACCAATGCATCACGCATGCGCAAGACGGAAATTATGTCAGCTCTGGAAAAGGGCGGCAAGATCGCCCCGCAGTCCAGCGCAGTGACGCGATTTGCACGAGGCGCCGTCCGCGCAGTCGGCAAATCTCTGACACCGATCGCGCTCGGCCTCGCTGGTCTTGCCGGTTGGGCTGCCTATAGCCAGGCACGGGCCGCAGGACGTTCCGGCATCCGATCGTCCGCAATTGGTCTCGGCACCGCCGCTGATAACTTCGTTGGCGCTCCCATCGAAGGCACGCGCCGTCTCGCCCGCGCAATCGCCGACAACAAGCGCAACATCAGAAAGGTGACATACAGCGCGTCTGATCTGTCTGGGATCGATATTAGGATGCCGATGGCGCCGCGCCCGAGCTTTGCCGAAGCCAATGCCGGATTCGTCGCAAAGCGTGACGCCCAGCGACAGCAGAAGAGATCCGTATCCGGCATCGTCTCCGCTCATACTCGCCGTTCCGGCAACAAGTTCATCAAAGTCGACAGCCGCGCAATGACGCGCAAGGAAATTCGCGCCCGCCAGCGCTAGACCGGAGCCATGATATGTCCCTACAAGCGGCCATTGCTGACCTCGTTATAGGCCTCGAATCATCAGTAACGGTCGTCGCGTCGTCTGCATCGTCCGTCCAGATCAAAGCGGCCAACGACCGCGCTCGCGGCGTGCTGATCTATAACGACTCGACCGCAGTCCTCTATCTTCGGTTCGGCACCGCCGACGCGTCGACCTCGAGCTTCACTGTCCAGCTTGCCAGTGAATCCTATTACGAAGTGCCCGCGCTTTATCGCGGCGCCATCCAGGGCATATGGGCCTCGGCGAACGGCAACGCCATGGTCACGGAACTCAGCTAATCGGGAGATCGTCATGACAATGTTTCTTCTTGGCCTCGTCACCGGCATCGTGCTCGGTGGGTGGGTCATAAATATCAACGTGAGGGCTCCGGCGCCTGTGAAGGCTTGGTTAGCCTCCTGGTTTCCCGGTGCCTCGCAGGAATGAGCGACGACAACGTCATAATCCTGCCCGTCGTGACCAAATTGGACACCACGCCGGAGCGGGTTCTTCAAGCCGCAATCGACGCCGGGCTCAAGGGGGCCGTGGTTCTCGGTTGGGACGCCGATGGCGACGAATACTTCTCAAGCAGCATCGCCGACGGCGGCGAAGTCAACTGGCTTCTTGATCGCCTCAAACTCAAGCTGCTCCAGAACGCAGACGCGTGACGATTCACTTCATAGGCGGCTGGCTTCTCATTGTCCTGGCCGGATTTGCCTTTTTCGCAATCGCAATGACCGGGAACTAGAAGGATGTCAGACCTAACAAAGAAGCAGGAGGATTTTGCCCAGCACTACGCATTGCACGTGAACGCGACGGATGCCTATCGCGCTGCAGGATACAGTACGAGAGGCAAGCCGGAGCATATACATCGCAGAGCAATCGAGGTGCTCCAGAACATCAATGTATCAGCAAGGATTGACGAACTCAGAGCGCGGATAAAAAAACGCGCCGAGGAAAAGTTCGATCTCAGCGCTGATATGCTCCTCAACCAGTACAAGCGCATCGCCTTCGCGGATGCTGGCGACTACTACGACTGGGACGAAAAGGGCGTCAGGATCAAGTCGAAAGACGCGCTCACAAAGCAGCAGAGATCCATCATCACGGGGCTGAAACAGTCCAAGGGCAACACCAACATGATCGAGCTGTCGCTTGCCGACCGCATGCGGGCAATGGACATGCTCGCCAAGCATCTGGGCGTGGCGACCGAGAAACATGACCACACGCACGAACATAACCACGTCATCGAAGCCGCTGCCTCTGACCTCGACGCTGGGCTTGATCAACTCATTGCCCGAACAGGAGCCCGAACAGGCTTCGGCGAAGATGCAGGCGCTGCTCCGTCTTCAAGCGGAAGTGCGGCAACTCACTAGCGCGCAGAAAGCTGCGCTCAAGTATTCGTGGGCGTTCCATGGCCGGCCGGAGCAATTGCCGCCGCCGGGCGATTGGCAGTTCTGGAGCTATATCGCCGGGCGCGGTGCGGGCAAAACCCGCTCGGGCGCTGAATTCGTTCGCGACTGCGTCAAGAAGGGATACAAGCGCATAGCCTTGGTCGCCCCGACCAACGATGACTTTCACAAGGTCATGGTCACAGGCGAATCCGGGATCCTCGCATGCTCTCCGCCGTGGGATTATCCCGAGTACAACGAGAACAAGAAGACGCTCACTTGGCCGAACGGGGCGCAGGCGTTTGGGTACAGCGCAGAGAAGCCGAACAGGTTGCGCGGGCCGCAGCATGATTGTTTCGTTGCGGGAACCATGGTTGCAACGCTTAGCGGGCAGGTTCCGATCGAGACGGTTCGCGCCGGAGACTACGTTGCGACACGCAAAGGGTTCCGCCGTGTTACCGAGACACGCAACCGGGTTGCCACGGTTGGGCCTGTATCGTTTGACAACGGGTCTGTTTTGGTTGGCACAGGGACTCACCCTGTGTATATTTCGCGTGGGTGGACGGCGATGTCCGACTTACGCGAAGGAGACGAGGCGTGTGCGATAAATGCGTGGAGTGGGGCGGCAAGCGCTGGCATCGATATGGTGTCGGCCGCGGGTCGTACTACGAACGAACAGACAAGAGCGTTAAGCCCAAGCGCACGATCAGGCTTCACCGGGCCGTGTGGAGTTCTTATTTCGGGGACATTCCACCCGGTCACGATATTCACCACCGCAACGGCGACATTACAGACAATAGTATCGAAAATTTGGAATACGTTCCGCACGCAAAGCACAGGGCTTCTCACTTCGCTGACGAGAGCATTCCAAGGCCCGATTGGAGCGCCAAGGCTGCACGCATTCAGCAATGCGCAGACTGTGGGTGCGATGTCGAGCGCAAGCAGAAAAGCAGCCGCAAGCCGGTGTGCCGCACATGCCAGTATCGGCGGGCTGAAGAGCGCCGCAAAACAGAAAAAGCATGCAAACAGTGCGGCATGTCGTTCCGGTCGCGATCTGGAAACTTCTGCAGCCAGCGTTGCGTCAACTTGGCGACCAGTGGCGGCAGCAAGAGTGTACTGCTTCACGGTTGAGGGCGAGCACGAGTATTTCGCGAACGGTATACTTGTCCACAATTGCGCCTGGACGGATGAAATCGCCGCATGGCACGGTAAGAAAAACCCGAAGCCGGGCGAGACATCCCGCCGTCAGGAAACCTGGGACATGCTGATGTACGGGCTGCGCCTCGGCGACAACCCGCGCTGCTTTATTTCAACGACGCCGTTGCCGGTGGACGTCATCAAAACGCTGATCGAGAACGGCCTGGACGCCAATCAGGAGGCGTACACGATCACGCGGGGGTCAACGTACGCCAACCGATCGAACCTTGCCGAACGGTTTTTCAAGTCGATCATCTCGAAATACGAGGGCACCCGGCTCGGGCGTCAGGAGTTGCTCGGCGAACTGCTCATGGACGTTCCAGGCGCGCTCTGGACGCTCGATATGATCGCATCGGCGCGGATTACTGACGAAACGCCGGAGGCCGCCCTAGAGCGCATGCAGCGCGTCGTGGTGGCGGTTGATCCATCAGGCGCGGCCAGCATGTCGGACGAGACGGCGGACGAGATCGGGATTGTCACCGCCGGCCAGGACAGCGCCGGCGAATACGCAATCATCGCCGACGATTCGATGAAGGGAAGCCCGACACAATGGGCGCGGGCGGCCGTTACCGCCTATCACAAGTACAAGGCCGACAAGATTGTCGCTGAGCGAAACTTCGGCGGGGAAATGGTGCGCAGCGTCATCCAGAACGTCGACGCCAACATCCGCGTCGATCTCGTCACCGCATCACGCGGCAAAGCCATTCGGGCCGAGCCGATCGCGCTGCTCTACGAGCGCGGCGAGGTGCACCACATCGGCATTCATGGCCATTTGGAAGACCAGCTCATCCGAATGACGCCGGGCGGGTATATCGGGGATGGGTCGCCTGATCGGCTCGACGCCGCCGTTTGGGCGCTGACCGAACTGTCCGCTGGCGCAACCGTTCAACATTTCGGGGTAGCCTAATGGCCCTACGCGACTACATCCCCGGCTGGCGCACAAAGGCCGCCGTCGCCGCGCCGGTCCAGTCCGGGGCGACGCCTTATCATTTCCTGGCCCAAACCGGCCGGGAAATCCTGCCTCACGAGGCGTGGAACCTCTACAAGAGCGTGTCCACGTTCGCGATCGTGGTCGATCTCATTGCAGACCAGGTCGCATCGATGGAAACCATCGTCGAAGTCAACGGCCGCCCGGTCGAAGGGCACAAGATCGACCAACTGCTGGACCGCCCCGGCTTCAACCGGACCCGCCGCCATCTGATCAAGGAAATGACCGTCCAGCACCTCGTCACCGGCACCGGCTATATCAATCTGATCGGCAATCCCAAGCACATGCCGGTCAGCATCGACACGTACCTGACCAAACACGTCAACCACGTCGAGGGATCTGACGGGTGGGCGCAGACCATCCAGCTATCGGAGCCGCGCCGCACGATCAATTTCGACCGCTACGACGTTGGCGGCAATATGCGATGGATTTCGCAAGACGGCTTCAACGAGATGCTGTGCATCTACGACATGGCCGGCGAGGTCAAGGGGCGAGGGCTGTCACGGCTGCAGGCGGTACGCGCGGACGTCGACCTCAAATTGTCGTCGATCCAGCACAACGTCAACCTGATGAACCGGGGCGCGTCCCTGTCTGGCGTCCTCGCGTACAAAGAAAAGCTCACGCCGGAAACCGCTGAGGCGATCAAGCAGGACATCCGCACCAGCCTGGCAGGCGCCCACAACGCCGGCGGCATTATGGTGACGGGCGGCGGTGACGTCGATTTCAAGGCCGTCACGCAAACCAACAAGGACATGGACTGGGGCACTCTGGTCAAGGCCGTCAATGAATGCATCATTTCCCGCTACAACGTGCCCGTCACGCTGTTCGCGGTCGAGGCACAGACACATCACAATTACGCGACCGCATGGGAACAGTTCTACGAACAGGCGGTGTTGCCGCAGTTCAATATCATCTATGGCGCACTTGCTCGGGCCGCGTCGGATCGCACTGGTGAGTACATCGAAATCAAGCACGATGCGTTGTCGGTCGACGTGCTGGCAAACAAGGCCGTGGAACGTGCTGTAGAACTGACCAGGGCGCAACTGATCAGCCCCAACGAAGGCCGCCAGCAAATCGGCTACGAACCATTCCTCGGCGGCGACCAGGTGCTAGGCCCGCCGGGGCTGGCACCGCTCTATGAGGACTACATGACGGATCTCACCGATGTCCAATTTACGGAAACATCCCAAGGCGGCGGCGCGATCGGCCAGGATACTGCGTCAAAAACTGGCTTTAGAGCGCTCGCTTACGAAAAAACTTGACAGTCTCCTGGGTAGTTATCTCGAGCATTGGGCGGAGGCGCAGGGGTTCGGCGTATTGCCCGATGGCCACGTCTATGCGGGGTATCTGGCAAAGGTGCTGCTGGATCACTATGCCAGGGTGTATTCGACATTCACGGGCAAAGAATTGACGCCGGGCGCGCCTCTTGAGTCGCTGACGCATAGCGCGCCAAAGCTCCGGCAGAACGCAACCGAGCAGGCGTCACTGATACTCAATACGATCGACCGCGATCTGGCCGCCGCACACATGACCGAGATGGCAACCAAAAGCGCGCCGGGGCCGATCGAGACGAAGAAAAAGCGGCAATGGTCAGCGGTGATCACGGCGATTGTCCGCCGGGTGCGCCGTGGCATCAAGCAGCGCATCCCGACAATGTCGAATGTCAACACCAACGGCGTCGCCGAAGCGGCCAGGGGCGAGGCTGTGCGGCAATGGCAATATGACCACCCGGACGAAGGGCTGCCCGTCTACAAGCGATGGGTGACGAAACAGGACGAGAAGGTGCGGGCCAGCCATGTGGCCATGCACGGCATGATGGAGCGCGTGCAGGACAATTTCACGGTGTCCGGGTGGCAAATGAACCAGCCCGGCGACACGTCATACGGCGCGCCGCTCGAAGAGGTCATTAACTGCAGGTGCTGGACGGAAACATACCAGCGCATCGACGATCTATCGGTACCCGAAGAACAGGGCACTTACGAGCAAATCGACATCACGACGCCGAGCCTACCGACCAGGACACCACGCCGTCCGGGCGCACCGCTTGGCTCGAACATTCCGAATAATCCAACGTCGGCCATCACGTTTGCCGGCCGCCCGACGCGGGCGCGCATCGTGCTGGGCAACGGCGAAACAGCAACCGTCACCGCCGGTAACGGCGCATTCACAGTGCGAGTTGGTCGGCGCGTTATCGCCGAAGCGAGTTTGTTGCGTGACGCTGACGGCATGTACCGCCTCGGCGCCGGTTTCGACATCGATAACGCCTATCGCCTTTCGGGCGTCGAGCAATTCATCCGCAATTCGGTCACCGCGACCAACCAAATGCTGCGAGCGACACCATGAAACTCCAAACATTCAATGCCCAACTCGACACCAAGAACTTCAAATCCCCGAGCGATGACGACGACGTTTATACGCTCAGCGGATACGCAAGTGTCTTCGGCAATACTGATCTCGATGGTGACATCATTGAGAAGGGCGCATTTGCTGAAAGCCTCAAGAACCGCCAGCCACTCCTGCTGGTCAACCACAACATGAGCGATCTGCCTGTCGGATCGGTTGTCGAGTGCGCAGAAGACCAGAAAGGCCTCTATTTCGAGGCCAAGATGCCGAAGGACGATGCGCTCGTTCGCGATCGCCTGGCGCCTCAACTGCGCAACAACTCGATCAAGGGCGTCTCTATCGGTTTCCGCACGACGGACAGCGAGCCGATCAAGGGCGGCCGGGGCCGCCGCATCAAATCGGCTGAACTCTGGGAAATCTCGATTGTCAACGTACCTGCCAACCCTCTCGCGGGAGTTTCACGCATGAAATCAGCCACCATTTCCGAACTGCTGCCGGTCTCCGACAAGAAAAGCGGCGCATGGGATCAGGCTGCCGCGCTGGAGCGCGTGAAGGCACACACTGACTGCGGTTCGACGCCGTCGGAAGCGTTCGCCAAGGCGTTTCTGTTCGTCGACGAAACAGCACTCGATGACTGGGCCAGCTATAAATTTTTGATTGCAGACGTTGAAGGGGGTTGCCTAAAAGCGCAAAGCACTGCACTTTTCAATGCGTCGGCGCTGATCGTTGGCCACCGTGAGGGTGGTGATCTCAACGACGACATGAAGTCGGCCATTAGGCCGGTGTTGGACGCATACTATGCCGAGATGGACTTGAAGTCCCCGTTTGCCGGCATGTCCTCCCTTGAGTACGACAGTCTTGACGCGAGCGCACGTGAGGTGCGTCTGCGTGCCTGCGGGCTAACGCCCGGTCTGGCGAAATCTCTTTCAGGCCACCGTGAGGGTGGTCGCACCCGCCGTGAGGGCGGTTCCGAACTCCACCAGGACGTTAAGTCCTTGATGGATGAAGTGCGACAACTCACAAAAGGCTTGAAAGAAAATGCCTCTGGACAATGAACTTGACGTCGAAGCGATCAAAACGCTCGAGGACGCTAAAGCTGCGCTGATAGCTGCGCAGGAATCCAAAGCGAACGACAACGCCGAAACTCTGAAAAATGCCACCACGGCGCTGCTCGCCTACTCCGATCAGCAGCAAGAGGCATGGAAGCAGGCGGAAGCCGAGCGCAAGGCGCACGAAGAGCGCATCGAAGATCTCGAGCGCAACCTCGCCAAGAGCCGCCAGCAGAACCTCGCCGCCAAGAACGCGTACCGCGACACCAACGAATACAAGTCCTTCATGTCCTGGTATTCGCGGGGCGAGAAATCCCTGACCGGCGGCGGCCTGGACCTCAAGGAACTGCGCACGGACGTCAACACGCAGGGCGGTTTTCTCGTGCCGTCCGAGACGGACTACGAACTGCGCAAGAACGTCACGGAAATCTCGCCGCTGCGCCTCTATGCACGCAATCGTATCATCGGCGGCAAGACGATGGACATCAACCGCCGCCTCGATGGCTTGAATGCCTACTTCGAAGGTGAAGGCGAACCGGCGCAGAGCGACGAACAGAAATACGGCTCGGAAAGCGTCACCGTGCATGCGCAGACCGTCGAGGTAGTCGCCACGCAGGACATGCTGCTCATGTCCGCCCATGACATGGAAAGTGAAATCGTCATGGACGTCGGCGAGGCGTTCGCGGAAAACGAAGGCCGCCTGTTCCTGCTCGGCGACGGCAACAAACAGCCCAAAGGCATCATCACCGATGGCCGATGCGACACGGTCGACACGGCCGGCGCGACAGTTTCGTTCGATGATTTCGCGAAAATCACGGGCGAACTGAAGCGCGGATACAATCCTGCGTGGCTGATGAACCGGCGCACGCTGGCGCACCTGTTCACAATCAAGGACAACGACTCGAACCCGATCTGGCAGCCCGTCGGCGGCGACAGCCGGCCGGTGATCTACGGCTATGGGTACGATTCTAACGCGATTGATCTCGACAACCACAACGACGGCGTCGGCAGCAAGCCGGTGATCTTCGGCGACTATCGCCGCGGCTATGAAATTTTTGACCTCATGGGAACCGCCGTTGTCCGTGACGACTACACCCAGGCCAAGCGCCGTAAGGTTGTGTTCACGTTCTATCGCTACCTGACCGCCTCGGTGATCCTGCCGGAAGCGATCAAGATCATGCGTGTCAGCGCATAAGTAGGCGGGCGGCGCCGGGCGCCGCCCAACCCATTCCATTCAACTTTTGAAGCGAGGGCCTATCAATGGCTGACTACGACGAAAAATCAAATTCCAAAACCGTGAACATCATCACGCCGGCGGAACTGAGTGCCGACAACACGCCGGCCGCGATCAACACCGCAGGCTATCGGTCGGCGACTATCCAGACCAACGTCGGGATCGGTGGTATCACGTTTAGCGCGACCAATAAGGTCGAATTCAAGCTGTATCACGGATCGACGACGACGTTCGGCGAGGCGACGGCAGTCGATGCGGAGCATGTCGTCATGCCGTACGGCGAGACGCTTGGTTCCGGCGGCATCATTCGCTCGCTGATTGCAGAAAAAGCGGCAGCTGATACCGAAGTCCACACGGTTGGCTATATCGGCAAGGAGCAATATCTGTTCCTGCTCGCTGATTTCAGCGGCACGCACGGCACGGCCACGCCGATGGCGGCGCAATGCATCCTCGGCCGCGCGGACGTCAACCCGATCTGGCAGTCCTCGATTGAGACCTAATGGCGGTGGGGGCTTTGCCCCCACTTCCGTATTTTTTGGGGCAAGAGGGGGCAACAATGCCATTCGTGCAAGCGACAGAGGCGGGCCGCTGGTCAGTCAATTTTGAGGGGCGGGACGTCGAAAAGGACGAGTTCGTCAGTTTCGATCGCCACCAGGACGCGGAATTTATCGTGTCTCTCGGCAAGGCGCGGTTTGTAACCGAGGCCCAAATGGCCGTCGCGATGAACCGACAGAACAAGGCCGCGTTTCCTGAACTGGAGACCGGGACGCCGGTCGTGAAAAAGAAGCCGGCCGCGAAAAAGGCAGCCGCCAAGGCCGACGCAGAGCCGCCCAAGCCGGATGACGCAGAATGACGGCCGTATTCGGACACGTTGGCAGTTCTGGCTTCCATCTGCCGCCGGTCGACCCGGTGCCATCACCTTGGCCGGTCTACACCAGGACCGCCGAGACGGATGCGCTGCCGGTTGCCATCGCTGACGTGCGCGAATTCATCGGCCTGCCGAGCGGCGACACGTCCCGCGACACGGAACTGACGCTGTTTGTCAAGACGGCCGCCCGGGCCATCGAGCATCATTGTCAGGTGTCCATTCTCGACACGACATGGCAGGCGGCTATGCCGGAGTTCGGCGAGCGCATCGCGCTCAACAAGCGGCCATTCAAAACCGTTTTGCTCATCGAGTATGTGCACGAAACAACCGGCACGATCACATCCGTGGCAGGCGACACGTTCCACGACACCACCATCGGCCAACAGATGGGCATGGTCTGGCTCGGGCACGATAAATCATGGCCCGACGACAAGGCCATCCGCCACGACGCCGTGCGCATCACGTTCACGACCGGCTACGGCACCGACGATACGACAGTTCCCGCTGATATCAAACACGCCATCCTGATGGCGGTGGCCAGCATGGACGCCAATCGCGGCGATTGCGAAAGCTCTGGCGGTGGTTCGGTTTACGCCATGAAGAACTCGACGCCGTCGATCATCCCAGCGGCGGCGCAACCTTTGCTCGGGCCGTATGTGTTCCGGCATTTGGCGGTGGCGTAATGGCAAAGTGCAAGAAAACATGCCTCGGCTCGATGAACCGGCGGGTCACGATCGTCCGGCGATCGGCCGTTGCCGCGCAAAGCGATAGCGCCGAGCCGGTGATCACCTATGCCGACGTGTTCTCCGTCCGGGCGCACATCAAGACGAACGGCGGCGCCAACGAATGGTCGCGCGTCCGCGTCGGCGAGATTGACGCCTCGCACACGTTTACGATCCGCCACACGACGGTTGCATTCGATGCGCGAGACCGGATCAAGGACGGCGCGGGCAACCTCTACAAGATTTTGACGATTGACGACGTCGACGAGCAAGGCCGGGAATTCAAAATCCAGGCCGCCCGCGTTGGCGAACAGAGTGAGGCGATTGCAGCCTGATGGGGTTCACGGCCAACGATAGGGCGCTGGGTAAGCTGGACGGCATGCCCCGCCGGTTCCGGGGCGGGCTGGATTCGGCGTTGCACAGGGCTGGCGCTCTGCTTGTGCGGACGTCGCAGCAGGGCCAGGCGCACGGATCGAAGTCCGGCCGCCTGTATGGCAGCCACCAGGCATCAGCGCCGGGGGAGTATTCAGCGCCGCGGACTTGGTCGCTGCACAACTCGACGGCGTACGAGGTCTCAGGCGCGCACATGATGCGCTTTGGAATCGGGACGCATTACGGCGCGTACCAGGAATTCGGGACGTCAAAGATGGGCGCCCGCCGGAACCTGCAACAGTCGTATGAGACGAACGAGGACCAACTGCAGCAAGTCTTCGGGGTGCAACTGCTGCGCATGATCGTGGGTGGAGGATAGGACATGGCGGGAAAGAAAAACTCAAGCCGGCAGCTCGGCGCGCGCTCGCCGCGCATGGCCGAAACGCTGAGCATGGAATCCCTCAAGACCGGCGTGCGCGGGCCGCAGTCGAGCGGAAACGCCATGCCGCCGGGTTATGACCTCCAATCGTTCCAAGACGAAAACCGCCGGTTAGGTTACTCGACGGCCGAAGAATTCCGTCGCCTGGACGCGATGGACTCTAACGCGGATGCGATGACACCGAAGCAAACGGAGCGCCACGGTGCGTTGATGTCGAGGATGACGGAAGTTGCAGCCGGCTTCGCCGCAGCCAACAAGAATTTCTCCGGCGCCCGCGCTCGATCATCCGCGAAGTCTGGCGGCCAATCAGACGGCTACGTCGGGGCGCACACCCGCCTGCAAGGCACCAAGGTCGTCCAGGTCCAGAAACACCAGCGGAAGCCGAAATAAGTGCAGGTCACGCCGCTATATCGCCATGCCGCCATGCGGCTGCCAGCGCTAACGTCGCTGTTTTCCGACACGCTCGCCGTGTCGGAAATCGACGTCGTAGCCGCCGGCACAACCACGTTCACGGCAACGGGACACGGCGTGACGGTTGGCGAGTATGCGGCGATAGCAATCACGGACGCCCCGGCGCCCAACCCGATCACGGCGGCAGTGAAGGTCTCCGGCACCGATGATTGGACGATCACAACGCAATTTGATCACGATCTGACCACTACGCCGAGCCTTGATTATGCCAATCCGTGGGACGTGTCGGCGGTTTTGGCAGGGTTCACCGACGCGGAAATGAACGGGACGCTACAACTCGTGAGCGTCACCGACCGCAACACGTTTGTCGTGCGCACGACGGAACTGGCATCGCTGACGCTCAACGGCAACGAAGTGCAACTCAAGAGCCTGGAATTCGAGATGGTCGGGTGGCACAAGGTGCAGGCCGCCGATGCGAACACGCTCACGATGCCGACGCCGTCGACCGTTACTCGGTCCTATACCGTGACATCCCCGACGGTCGCGCGAAACATTCGCGTCATGGGGGCCGTGTCGCTGTCTATGGTGATGCGCAAGTATGTGCTTGGCGACGCGACGATCGACAACAACACGCTGTTCATCTGCCCGCGCGAAAGCGCCCGCGTTTCGTCGCGCACGTCGGACACACGCACGCGCACCGGAGCAACCGTAGCGCTCAATGCACGGCTTGAGGACGGCTTCGACGTTTACGCATTGCTGCCGGCACACGCATCAGCCGCCGGCGTTGCGCCCGTCGACCTCGCCCACGGCGACATACTCCGCGCCCTGCTGCGGACGTTCAACGGCCTCAACCTGCCACGCCCCGAACTCGGCAACGGCAACACCTACGGGGCCTACCTCGACACGCACGGCATCGTTGACCACCACGGCCCAACGTATGTCCACCAATACTCATTCAGCGCGAACGCGGATCTTTCCGACGACGATCGGATCAAACCGTACGAAATGGCCGATTTGCCCGCGCTTGGTTCGACTTCTGTTCATCGCGTAGGTGCCCCGGCGTATCG